TTCGTATGCCATTTGCAGACGACTCAGAATCTCCCGAGCAGTACTGGCCTTATTTGCCAAAATAGCACAATTGAATGATTCGTTGAAAAGTACAAACCAAAGGATAACAGCAACCATAGTTGTTGTCTTACCAGACTGACGAGGCATCTTACATATAGAAAATCTATTTTGAATAACAGATTGCATAATGTCTTTCTGAAAGTCGTACACCTCTAAAGGCACAATACCTTCATCAACACTAACAATCTTCATGTAAGTTTTACAAAAGTATTCAATATCCTGAGAGCATCTTACTAGCTCTTGAATTTGCTCTTCAGTGTAATCTAATTTTACACCAGCCTTTTTAAGTCTTGGGTTACCAAGATAGATTTGATTAGATAACAAACCCTGCATCTGCTAACTTCTTTCTGTTTGCTATATGTTCTTCAGCAATATCTGACTTGCTTTGTCCATGATAAGCTACACCATGACCTTCTCTAATCATGATTTCTGTAATCGTTGATTCTTTATCAAACTCACCATCATAACATTTAAAGTCACCAAGTACTCTTCCAAACTTACCTGCTTTGTCCTTGAATGTAAGTAAGCATGTTGAATTAGCGAGCAGCTTTGTAATTCTATCCTTAGCTGCTAATCCATATTTCTTTTCTTCAAGATCACGAGTTCTTGATTCAGGTGTATCAATTCCCATCATACGAATTCGTTCGTTTCTGATCCAGATTCCAAAACCTAGATCAATATCAACGTCAACAGTATCTCCATCAACGACTTTCACTAACTTAAAATTGTAATCAAACATCAGCAAATATATCCTATTGTTAATCTATCCATATACATTATCATGTGACTGTAAGTGAACCAGTCCCAAAATTGTATTAAACTTTCTACCATTTTCCTGTTGACCTCTATGAGAATCCTTGTATAATCAGCTTTGCGTTAAGGACAGTACTAAGTATCTTTTTTAAGTATGTCTCTAGCATTACCGCCTAATAGTCTCGTTAGTTCGCTAGTATTGCCAACGAACAGATTGTTTGTAACTTTAGAGGGGCCGTCTTTTGGTTCTAGTAACTCTTGCGCTTTTTTCTGAATGTCAACTATCCTATCATTTGTATCTGTAAGAGTCTTAATTAACTGACCTACGACCTCATATGCTCTAGGATGTTGTGATTGATTAGCTAATTCCAATAAGTCTTCTAAAGCGTCTCTTCCTCTCTCAGCAAGATGGTAAAGATTTTCTCTAGCATACTTTATATCTTCTTCAGTTCCTTCTGGTACATCTTTTGTTTCTTTTGGAAGTACTTGTAGAGGTGCTGTATTAGGTGTTAGATCCAA